GAATGCCTTGAATACCTTGAGCACCAACTTCACCTTTCTGACCCTTGTCACCCTTCAACTGAGTCACTACACCAGCTGGTAAAGTGGCTACATTGTCTAGGGTTACAGTGGCAAATGTAGTGTCTGCCTCTGCTCTTGGGTAGTACTGGGTGTTATGGGTGTGACTGTCGTTAGTAACTATGGTAGTTATAGAGACATCTGCACTGCCATTAAAAGAAATAGACCCAGTAACATTCCCTGTTAAAGAGATATTCCTAGCTGTAGTAAGAACATTAGCAGTTGTTGCAGAGCTTGCATTACCTACTAAAGCACCTCTAAAGTTCTCAGCTTCAAGGTCAGCTAGTGCAAAGCTTGGGTCTGCTGTGTTAATGTCCGCTGATGTATCGGGTTCAGGTAAGTAGCCTTTGAATACTTTAAAGTATCCATCAGTAGCATCCCTGAACAGACCAGCGTGAGCATAAGTCCCATCGTTGTAACCACCCACCCAACCCAGATCTACGTTAGTAAAATCTGATGCGTTGTTAAGGTAGATTAAGTTATCTTCAACAGAAAGACTTTGAGAGCTAACTGTAGTAGTAGTTCCTAAAACAGTCAAGTCACCCTCAACAACAGCATTACCTGTAGCTGTAAAGTTAGCAACCTCGACATCGTTAGTTGTTACACCACCACCATCTGTTACTAAGTCTAGGTCAAGGGTTACGTTCTTCCATAGACCAGTAGAGGTCTCATAAATAAGTGCTTGTTGGTTTAATGGTGTATTAATAAGGACATCATGTAAATCAGTCAAACCTGCCTGATCAATTACATTTATAAGAAACGCACCTTGAGTTTGATGAACTCTTGTCACATAACCAAGCAGGACTACATGCGCTGGGGAAACAGGCTTAGTAGTTGTAACTGTACCTGCGGCACCTAAGTACAATACAGCACCTTCAATTAGACCAAGGGTGTCTAACCCCCGAACTAAACCACCTGTTGTTACCATACCATCCCCGTTATCAAGGATAGTCTCTGTAGTAACACCAATAGTAGTTTCAGATAACGCATCGCTAACATTAGATGCTGGTGCCACAGTGATCTTATTACCTAAGGCACCTGTTACATACACAGGGGTTCCGTTTGGAATAGTAGCACCTGTGTCATTACGAACACGGATAGCCATCTCTTGACCAATTTGATATGTAATACCATCAGACACAAGGTCAAGTGTTTGATCTGTTGGGTTCCAAGTGAGGGTTCCTTGAGCGCCTGTACCACCTGATAGTTGTACAGAGTCAGCTATTAAGGCACCAAAGGTTGGATCATCACCAGCCCCATACTTAGTTGCTAACGCATTAGTGACAGTTGTGCTAAAGATAGGATCATCCCCAATAGCAGCTGCTAGTTCATTAAGCGTATCTAGGTTAGCAGGAGCACCATCAACTAGTGCTGCAATCTCAGCATCTACAATAGCTTGTACGGCAGCCTCATCGACAACAGATGCCCAAGTCGTTCCATTCCACACAAACAGTTTGTTTGATGTGCTGTTGAAGTACAAAGCACCTTCAACTAAAACACCACCTTGGTTATCTGTTGTAGGTTCCGTTGCAAAGCTCCCTAGGTAATCTTGCTCAAAGGCAACAAGTGCAGCTTGAGCCGCAGATGCTGACGTTGAAGCAGCGGATGCACTAGCAGCTGATGCAGTCTCGCTTGATGCAGCTGAGGTGGCACTGTTAGAAGCACTTGTAGCACTTGCAGCAGCATTAGTTGCAGCAGTGCTTGCAGTGTTTGCGTAAGTCAAAGCATCATTCATGTGACCTTCAGCATTAGTGTCGCTTTGATCAGCAGCAACAGCACTTGCAGCAGCAGCATTAGCACTACTAGTTGCAGATGTTGCACTAGCAGCAGCAGCGTCTTTAGATGCTAAGGCGCTAACCTCAGCAGCATCTGCTACTGCGGCACTGTCCGCTGCGGCTATCTCAGACGCACTAGCTTCAACAGCACTTGATGCAGCATTAGCTTCACTTACAGTAGCAGCATTTGCGCTTAGTTGAGAGCTTGCTGCACTAGAGGCTGAACTTACAGAGCTTGACGCAGCATTAGCTTCACTGTTTACAGCATTGGTCTCACTGATACCAGCGTTAGTCTCGCTTGTAGCAGCAGCAAGGGCAGCTGACGTTGCAATACTAGCATCCAGAGCTACACCAGCTTCACTAGCAGCAGCCTCTGTAGCACTTAAAGCAGCAGCTTGTTGACTAGCTAAGGCTGTTGTAGCAGAGCTTGCACTTGCAACTTCACTGGCTAAGGCAGAAGTAGCAGATGTTGCTGCTTCTATACTAGATGCCGCTGAAGCACTCGCACTTGCGCTTGAAGCCTCTGCACTGTTAAGAGAACTGGTTGATGCTGCAACAGCTTGTCCTGCTGAAAGACTAGCGTTGGCTTCACTTGTAGCAGCGTTAACTTCACTAGTGGCGGCTTCAGTGGCGCTTTGAGCAGATGATGTTGAGCTGCTTGCTGCGCTTGTTGCACTTGAAGCTGCGGAGGCAGCACTTAAGCTGGCTTCCCCGGAACTAGTAGCTGCCGACCCAGCACTTGAAGCCGCTGCACTGGCACTAGCAGCACTGTTGTCAGCACCAGTAACAGCAGTTAAAGAGTATTGCTGAGCAGAAACAGATGCAGATGTAGCACTTATGTCGGATGAGGCAGCACTTGAAGCACTTATCGCTGCCGCAGCTTCACTAGCTAGAGCACTTAACTCGCTATTATAAGCAGCAACGGCATGAGTCTCTGCTTCAAACTTACTTTGGCTTGCAAGGGCACTAGCGTCTAAAGACTCAAGAGCACTTGTAGCAGCAGCAGTTGCGCTTGCAGCAGATTCAGTGGCGCTTGTGGCAGACTCAGTGGCGCTTGTAGCAGCCTCAGTTGCACTAGTAGCCGCATTGGTTGCACTAGTGGCCGCAGCATTCTCTGAGTTAAGAGCAGCTACTTGAGAGGCTTGAGCTGCATTAGCAGCAGCCACGGCTGCATTGTTAGCGGTGATTGCTTCAGGTGAGCCGTTCTCTCCAAAAGATCCACCTAATGACGAATCATCTGTAATTACTAGGTTCGTTGTAGGATCTGGCCCTACAGGGTTTGTGGGTATGACTTGAACTTGATCATCCCCGGAACCTCCAAAAGATCCACCAAGGGCGCTATCATCTGTTATATCTGACATACTGCCTCCTTAGATTAATCCCCTTGCATCAAAACTAACATGAGCTTGACCAGCGGAGAGTTTACGTTTCTTCTCTTCGTTGTTTAACTCTTGTACAGCTTCTGCAAAGCGAGCTTTATATTTCTCTGATTGTTGATCTTCTTGTAAGTAATCGAAGCAACGATGCAAAGCACCAAACAGTAGTACACGCTCATTTTGATCTTTCAACCAATTGCCAATCTCTGCGACATACCTGACATACTCACCTTCAATCTCTTGATAGGTTCTCTTTTCCAAAACTGTAAGTGCTTCATACTCAACCTCAGTCTTCACCTCATAGGTGTTACTGTCAGCTTGAGCCTCAGCAAGTGTAACCGTAGCGGGTATGGTCTTACGTGCATCTAGGGCAGCGAGTCTACGATAGTAGAACAACTCAATTGTATCGCCTTCTTTAACTAGTTGACCAGCAACTATAATGTTTGATCCCTTACGAGTAAAGTATCCACTGTTGTGCGTGTTATCGTTATAGTCATAGAAAGTCTTAGTGTCTACAGTTTCATTGTATACAGTGTCTTGATAAGCACTGTGGTTCTGAACACTAGGTGTGTCAGATGCCAGTATGATTGCGTAGTTGTTTTGGTTAACGTCAGTAACCGTTACACCACCAACAGTAGAACCTATCTCTGGTCTATTAATAGTTCCCATAGATCTCAATACAATGAAAGAGATTGTATCATGGGGGACTGCAAAACTAGCGTTTGCAACATCAGGATTAGTATCATTGCTATCAAACTTAGCATCTTTAATATTGTTACTAACAGCTACTGTGTAAACACCTTCAGATGCTTTTACGCAGTAGGTTAGGGCTGTATCCTTTCGGATAACATAGTACCGGGAGAACTCCAAAGGTGGGATCTCTAGGTAGCGATATGACTCATCTGCGGCATATCTTAAACTTGATTGTATAATAGAATCAGGAAGCACCGTGTCTTCACGGTTAGCCCAATCTCGTACCATTCTTACTAAATCTGTATATGTAGCCATTGGGCTTCTCCTGTTACCATTTAACTTTATTAGCCCAATATGCTGCACTCATTGGGCCTTTGCTTATGTTCTTTTGGTGACGAGCTTTAAAGCTTTTACGCTTAGCTTTCATCTTATCAGACTCACCTGATTTGGGCTTACCTGCGGTCGAGGCACCTTGCTCTCCAAACCGTATTAGCTTTTGCTTGCCACCACTAGACGCAAGGACAACATGGCTTTTAGTTGGATGACTAGGAGTTCTCTTTGGTGTATTAGTTTTCATCTTGCTCTTATCAATTCTCTCAGCCATAGTTGCCTCCTAGTATGACATTAATGCTGGATACTCTGACTTCATTATTGCAATAACCTTACGAACTGCGGTAGGGTCGTGCATGAAGTTTGCATCGTGTACATCAATCTTGTATTTAGTTAAAATATCTAAAGCTACGATATCAGGAATAGTACATGCCTTCTTGTACCCAATGTCTTTACGCCCTATACGGGTTCCTTCTCGATCAGCTTTAGCTTGCGCTATAAAAGGTGCAGCGTCTTGATGAATCTGGAAATCACCTGTGTCTGTATCAATACCACCTGTCATTCCACCTGCGGTATTAATACCATAGTATTTAGAATCCATTAGTCCCACCTCTTATATCTTAATTAGTTATCGCTACAAAGCGACCAGTCTTACCAATAACACCCAACACTGGGTTAACAATAACAAAGTCAATGCTACCCTTAATGAAGCGTCCTGATGTTAGTTCATAACCACCACCTGTTGCGTCTGCGGTTACCCACACGCAGTCCTCAGCAGGGAGGTTGTATTGTGTTCCAGCTGTGAAGCCATTAGCTGTTGTTCCAATTGTACCTTTAATTACCATCATAATTACTTATCTCCTAAAGCAATAATAAAAAAAAGGGGGAGAAGCCCTAAAGCAACTCCCCCCATAGATGTTACTCTAAAGTCTTACTTAAGACCGTAGATAGCACCACAACCCAATGGGTTCTTAACTTCAAACGTGTTCTCTTCTACCAGCATACCGACAGTAGAGTCACCTTTCTGACCTACATCTACTTCGGCCAAAGGACGCAGAGATGCAACTGCAAACCACTGAGGATCATATACAAGTGCACATGAATCAGAGTAGTCATTAGCAGTACCAACAGTGCCAGTCTGGAGACCCATGATGTAGTTTGGAACTACCATCAGATCACCAAAGTCAGACATGTAGATATCAACAGACTGACGTAACTTGCCATCTGCATCAATGTTACGCTGAACACCAGTGTCACCAACCATCAGGTCAGAGAAGTCACGGCGAAGCTTAGGAGACAACATGATCTTAGTTGCCTTACCGCCTTGCTCGTAAATCTTCTGCATGGTGCCATCAATGTCAGTCAGGCTCAGTGCTGAACGAGAAGCATCAGCAAGCAAAGTAGGAGCGTGAGTGCCCTTACCAGCGTTAGCGCCAATAGCAGTACCAGAAGCAAAAGTACAAGTCTTCTCGTCATTTACGTATGACTGGAAGCCACCCATGGTACGAGTACCTGAGCCGTTAGCAACCTGATAGCCATTTACCAGATCGTGCTCGATGTCACGGCGAAGCTCAGTACCACGCTTCTTTAACTGGTATGCGTACTCATCAGCAACGCCAGCCTGATCTACTGCACGGCGGGTGCCGGATACAGCGATAGTCTTACCGTTGATCTGAGTGTAGTTACCCAAGCGAGTGCGTGATGGGCCAACAGGGTTGAACGCAGCACCGCCTTCAGTTTGAGAAGCACCGGGCTGTGCGTAGTCAGCACCGTCAACCAGCTTAGAGTTGCCGGGTGCAGCTAGCTCGTCAGTCTGCCATTCGTGGTAGATTGCAGTAGCTTTGCTCTTGCCGATAGACGACAGGAAAGGAGTCTCATCACGAGTGATAAGGGAGATGAAGTTAGCAAGATCTTCACGTTGTGAAACATTGCTGTTACTAGTTCCAGAGGCAACGCCTCCAGCTGGGCCTGTGGTAGCTCGACCGCCAATTGTAGCCATAATAGTATTCCTTATATTTAATTAGAGTTTCAGAGAGTTTGCTGCATAATCCCGCAGAAAAGCCATCTGGTCATCAGAGGAAGCATCTTCACGGAAGGCTCTTGCCTTCGTCATCTTGGATGCGTCCTGCTTCTGACGATTGGGTGACTTCGCCTTTTTGGTAGGCACTGCTTTCTTTGAAGGAGCAGCCTTACGTTTGGCTTGGCCTTTAGTGACACCTTGCTTTAACACACGGTAATCATTCAATAGCCGAACAATGTTAGGATCAACAATAGAATCTACAAGCTCTTCAGATACACCCTCACCTACGGCAAAGTTACGTATCTCAGCAGCTATCTCAGCATTAAACCCGGGCAACTGTGCTTCAATGTTATCATTAAAGTAAGTTAGTTGTTCTTCCCAGAGTTGTTCCTGAACAGATTGTTGTTGTACTTTCAGTTGTTCTTGTAAGCCTTCACGCTGCTTGCGAGCATTCCAGTATCTTTTCTGGACTTGTTCACGTTGATCCTTCAGTTCGCTTACCTCGTAAGTATCACCATCAGCACGAGCCTTATCAATCTTAGCCTCGATGTCATGGTATTCCTTAGCAAGGTTTTGTTCAGTTCCTACTAGAATTGCAGCAGAAGCGTTACCAAGTTCTTGCACTTCAGCGAGGGCTTGTGCCCGTTCGTCTTCAAGTGCTTTCTTAGCTTCGCCTAGTTCACGACCCTTTTTACTAAGTGAGCTGTCAGTCTGATAGCCTTTCAGGAGATCCGCAAAGGATACATCCAGTTCTTCACCATCAATCTTAACACGGACTTTAGCGTCCAGATCTAAATCGTCAGCAGTGAATACATCAGTCTCTTGGGTAGAATCCTCTTCGGAATCATCCTCATCTTCTGTTTCTTCTGCGTCTTCTCCATCTCCCTCTTCAGTAACGGTTTCATCAGACTCTTCAGGGTCTTCTACTTCATCTGATTCCACCGGGTCAACCTCTGGAACTTCCTCATTAGGTAGCGAAGCTTCGTTCTCAAGGAAATCTGAGTTACTTAGCACGGCATCTAGGAGGCTCTGTTCGGTCTGACCGTTATCGGACATCTGCACATTGTCATCCATAGTGGGTAGAGTAGTGTTGTCTGTCATATTTAATTCCTCTTCTATTTAGCAACAGCTTTCTTAGCTGCTACCTTTTGCGTAGTTGGTTTAGTTACTGGTACTAGGTTAGCTTCATAACGATCCTTGAGAGCATATAGGCTCACCAAGTTGTTTGAGTTTAACTTACATTTACCTGCACTACGCATTGAATCATATTCTAATAACCCAATCATCCCTACTACATTCTCTAGCAGGGTTTCATAATTAATCGCTCTACTGTCCATCGTCCTCGACCTCTCTTTCTAAGTGTGGTATGTTCTTTCCGTACATCTCGTATTGTGCTAGCTTGGACTTAACGTCCCCCAAGGATAAGACACAGGAGTAAATAAACTCTCTGGTCTTATTCTCATGGGGTTCCGTATTGAGGAACTGAAGGTAGTAATCTACCATCAACTCCCCATAAGCCCCTGTGAAAAACTCTTCACGCTCTCTTGAAGCGAACTGGGCATTCACTAGGGCTTGTTTAGCTAGGACATCTGGATGTACATTCTTCAACCGCTTCTCGGCTGTCTGCTTGTACTTATTCATCCTGTTCCTCTTATTAGATTGGTAATTGACCTTCCATCATAGCCATCATGTCTTGTTCAGACATCTGGCCTTGTGGGGCTTGTTCCTGTGGCATAGGCTCTTCCATTGGTTGCTCAGCCCCACCACCCATAGCCTCAGAGACCATTGCTAGTATCTGAGCATACGTTGGGTGCTCAGGGATAACAGCACCTTCCTTCTGTGCTTTGATCGTTAGATCAGCCCACTCTTGGTAGTGCTTATCAATGGCTACTGCCATTTGCTTAGCGTTGTCTTGTACAGTGTTAGCACTCTGTGCATCAGTGTAACGAACATTAGCTTCTGATAGATCAACATCAGCCGCAGCCTTTCTGTTCTGAAGCCCCTGTGTCTTCTGGGCATTATCAGTTTGTGATTGGACTGCCTTAGCAGCGTTCTCTTTAAACTCGTCAGTAGTATAGTCTTCTAAGAAGTCATTACTAGATAGTCCCATTGCTTCTAACAACTTAGTCGCAAGTACCGCAGGTGACTCTGGCTTAATGATACTGCCAGCTCCAGCTGAGTTCAAGCTAGGTAAGATCTGTTGACCTACTGTTGTTAGCTTGTTGATCAGGTTAGCATTACTGTTCTCACCGATGTCCAAGATGACATCACATTCCATACGGTCTGGTAGGCTAGCACAATCCACAACCTCTGTCATGCCACCAACACAGACGTTCATCTGCTTGGTTTGCTTACGGATAGCTGAGTACACACCCTCACATAGACGCTTAAGACCTGTCTCAGCAAACCTACGGGCGATGTGTTGGATACGTTTCTGGGAAGCAGACTGCACAGCAGCCATCTTTCCTTCACTATTACCAGAGACATACAGTGTATCGTTAAGGCCTTGAGCAGCCTTAGACATACCTGTCGCTTGTTCTTTAATAATCTGTAGGTGTTGCAGTAACGGCACAGTACCAGTCGAGATAGTCTCAGGAGGTAGGGCAGCAACAGCACCTTGTGGTGATCCGTTAGTGGGGATGATCTGCTTAGGCTTCATGTTCTGCAATGCAGAGAAATCTACCACGTTTGGATCAGCTAGCTTAGGACTATAGTTAGTGAGGTACGTGTTCTCCACGAAGCCCCTTAGAATAGCCGTAGCAGCCAAAGTAGACGAACGGGTAAGGTCAGCTATGGATAGACCATAGAACTCGTAAGGGATGTCTATAGGGGACAATGAGGCTACCTGAATAAGATCACAGTCTTCTTCATGGAATACCTTGCCACCAATCATAATGAATCGCTTAAGTTCAGCAATACCATCACCATCACGGTCAACATTCATCCAGCATTCGGTTACAGACAGCTCACGGTTAGCTTCTACGGGCATACTATCACTAGCACCCTGCCAATAAGACATACCAACTGTCTGTTTACGGGCAGCAACGTCCTGACTGTACCGGGTATTACCCGACCATGCCATACCACCTAGCTCATCCCACTCATCATCACTGATATTCTCAGCAATGTCGGGCCAATACTTGCGTATCTCACTGCGTGTCATGTCTGTCTGGATACCAACGAAGTTAGCATCGTCAATAGAGGTAGCATCACGGGAAATACGGAAGTTCTCCGGGGGGATATTCTCTAATCGTACCTTAGAACGGTCTATGGTGCGCTTAATGCGTACATTTACGTAGACAAGTTCAGCATCACCTGTAGCATCTACCTCATTCTCAAACTCAAGATCACCTACGATCTCTACAGATTCATCAGACAGCAGCTCATCGAGCTTAGCCTGTGATATTACTTCGTATTCTTCAAAGGTTGTGTAGTAATCCTCTACATAATCCCATCGAATGATACCATTCTTCCAAAGGAGGGAAGACTTAATCCATGTTTGGATCAACTCCCATCCGTTATTCTGTTTAAACAAGCAGTAGTTAGTTACCAATGAGGCATCATGGGCTTGTTTGTGTGCACCGGGGGAGGCTGCATAGGGGGTGAACTTAGCAAGCTTACCATTGTTTAGGAATAGGTCACATAGGACAGCTGTGTACGCTTCAACAGTTTCAGTTGTAGACGTATCAACAATGGTGCTTACACCTTGTGGCTTCAAGTGACCTAGGGGTAGGCCAGCGTATTCATAGGTGCTCTTCTCACGCTCTTTAGAGAGGTCTGAGGAGTTCAACCAATCGCCTACACTGTTAGCAATACCCTGTTCAACTAGATTAGATAGCTGTTCATCCGTTACTTTCTCTTTATATCCGTGACTCATCACTGCCTCCAAGGGATTGTTTTGGACTTCTCTAGCTCTTTACTAGAGTACGAGCCAGCTTTGGTCATCTCTCTAGGCTTCTTACTAGCCTCTTTCTTCACTTGCTTCTGCTTAGGTGCTTCTTCATTAAATCGCATAGTTCCCTCCAAGGGTCAATCTATCAATCGTTATAAGGAAGACTATTGCTACATGTCCTGTCACTGTACTTGTGACTTTGCAGGTACGGTCTTCGTTAATAAAAGGTATCGTTTATTCCCCCAGCGATACCAGACTGGGTGAGGACTAATGGAATTCTTTTACAGCCATGCAGTCTCATCCTCGTTGTACTGAGAGACTCTGGTTGACCACGGTACGTTGTTACTCTGAAGCTTATCCCAGTGGGTACGTAAGACTTCACAGGCTATGGCTAATGCCATTACCGTGTCATCATTACAGCCAGCTGCTGCTTCAGTCTTCCCTGTGTCCGTGGAGATGTAATCTTTTAGTTCCTGAATCATAATGTTAGAAGGTACATTGACCTCCTCGTTCTCTATGAGAGACTTCAAGTTACCGATGATAGCTGGCTTAGAAGCTGAGGTAGTCCTGAAGCCTATACGAGCAGAAGACTCATGGTTGACATTAGCCTTCTTAACCTGCTTATAGAGGTTGACATAGTTCATTGATTCAAGCTTTTGTATTGTTGCAATACCCATGGAGTTAGACTCTGGGCATAGGAGTGAGTTGTTGTAATAGCGACCTAGGTAGAACAGTAGTTCCCCGAAGAGACTAGGGTCTATCCTATTGTCCCTGTACAATGCCATCACTTTATAATCTTTGTTTAAGACAACAGCAGTGGAGTAATCCTGACCAACACCTAGTGCCACATCAGCAGCAATAACATAGTTGTCTTCCCACTTAGGGTAGCTAAAGATCTGTAGCTTGCCTTCACGGTTATCTTCAAACTGCTTACTGTTAGCATCCCACGCTCTGTGGCTTTCCGGGGTCTCTGGTACCAGCTGCTCCAGCTTCTCTATGTCAAAGACATTAGATCCTGAGACTAGAAATGCTTCCTCAGCTGTAGTAGGGTATTCCTGTCGGAACTTATGTTCACCCCCCTCAGCTATCTTCAGCCTTCTCCAGTAGAGCTGGTCATTGTCTAGGTCAAACCTTTCGACAAGCTTCTCTTCCTCTACTGTTAATTCCATCCCCTCCGGGTGTGGTCTACGGTATTCATCCGTAAGAAACCATGGGAGGAAGATAGGTAAGTATTCATTCTCCCCAGCAACAGCTCCCTTCCATAATCTATAGAACTCTCCTTGAGCACCATTAGCGGTAGACTCTAGGATTACCTCGGTACCATCGGTCTGTGGGATACCTTGGAACAAACCTGCAAGTATCTTCTCATCGTGGTTCCAGAAGGCAACCTCGGATAGGTGTGCGATTGTTGGAGTAGTACCTCGACCAGCCTCAGGTGCACCAGCAGTATAAAGACGGTAGCTAGCCTTAGCTTCTTTATCCTTGAAGTAAGGTGAGCTGATGATGACTTCCTTGGCATTACTACGCTCCTCCTTGGGTGCTAGTTCTTTAGGCATATTCCTAATAAGGTTCTTTGACATACTGAATAGAGCATCTGAAGTAGCACTATCATGTGCCATTACAACTGACCTCGAATGAGGAGAGAAGTATGACTTCCAGTACACCCTACCTACACAGTACGTAGAGATACCCTGCTGTCTTGCCTTAAGGATGATAGCCCTAACACGACCAGTCTCTTCCAACTGCTTTGTTAATTGTTCTGTTATAAGGGTCTGTGCTTGGTTTAACTCGAAGGGTACAAAACCCTTGCTAGAGTCCTTAGTCACAATCCTTATCTGTTCCTGTGCGAAGCGTGTGAAGTCCTGAGAGTACTCCTCTAGTAGGTTCCTCTTCTCCTTCTCCTTCACAAGCTTTATTAATTCTGTCTTATCCATTGCTATAGTCCTCGGTGACTGGGCGCTACATGGTATATTTGTGGTGCTGTGGGGGTTTGTAGGGTTCTGTGAGAGCTTTTGGGTACCCCCCCTACTTATGAGTGCAACCAATTGCAAGACTTAGCCCCAGAGCGTGTGTCTATAAGTCAGGGGTATTGAGGTACCCTTGGTTACTTTGGGTACCCCCCAAGTTCTCTCTCGGTGCTCTGTGAGGGTTCCGAGGGGCAGTCGCTTGCGCTGGGGATGCTCTGATAGTCGATACAAGTATCGCCTCTTTATCAGCGCATGGAGCTACGTAGAGAGTCCTGTGAGGGATTCTAGGCACACACTAGGGTAATCCTATAGGGTAATCGTGCATTCTCCTATAGGGACTAACGAGGGGCTTGGTAGCAGTGGAGTTTACGGGAGTTACAGTGGGGTACTGTGGAGTTCTGTGGGAACCTGAGAGTGAAGACATGGTACTCTGTAGTAGACATCGTGAGCCACACTTTGTGTGTCTCTTTGGTAGATTGTTTGTAGCCTAGTCAGCTACATCCGAACACCACCAGCTGACCACTGGGTAACCGGATAAGCTCGGTTGCATATAAACCTTGGCCATTGAGCCAAGTCGGGGAGTTAGCTTCCCCTGTAAGTACGAAGTCCTGCCGGTTAACACCGGGGCCATGGGTGTAATGCCCATGCTTACTTTAATCAGTGGTGTCAATCCCGACAGCACTAACCCTTTTGGAGGTGGCTCATGGCTGCTTTAAAACTAGGCACATACGTGTCTTATGCTGGGACTGCTTTCATGGCAGTTAAATCAACTGGTGGAGCCAATGCTATGGTTACCATCATTAACCCTAGCCACAACAAGAAGTTAGTGGTTTCACGTAAGAAGCTCACTGTTATGCCTTACAAGGCGGCAGTGTCCATCTTACCTTGCGGTAAGCTCACCTTGGTAACACTCAAGGGTCACCGCCTGTCGTTAGTGTCACACCGTTGGCTGAAAAGCTAACACAGTTCCCCTTTGGTGGTGCCTTCGGGCATCATCCTTTTTAATTCAATAGGAGTATCCTCATGGATTCTATTACTTTATTAGCACTATCGTTCACCACTGTTGCCATCCTAGTGTCCTTAGGGTTCACTGCATCTCTAGTAGCAGATGGCTTACACAACTGGAACAAGGCACGGCAGTACCGTAATCGTCCTCGTGGTGCCACACGTAGGACATTCAAGTAACACCTTGGGAGCCACACTGCGTGTGTCTCTTTTGTAGATAGGTACAATCCTGTATCATCTAATCTCTTAATTTAACATAAGGTTAAACATTATGACTGCTATCATTGAAGCTCCACGTAACTACATCATCCGTAACGCTCAGCTTAACTGGGCACGTTTAGATAAACCAGTAACTCCCTTCGGCACTGAGCAGTACGAGCTACAGATTGCCACGGACAGCAAGGATGTAGCTAAAGAATGGACTGCTAACTTCCTCAATGTCAAAGAGAAGGACGGTATGTTCTCAGTAGGTCTCAAGCGTAAAGCTCGTAAGGCTAACGGTGAGGACAACGGTAAGCCTAAGGTTGTTACAGCTGATCTCCAGCCTCTTCCAGAGGGTGTGATGATTGGTAATGGCTCTATCGGTAACGTCAAGGTGTACCAATACGCCTACGATGTTGCTGGTCGCAAGGGCACTGGTTGCTCACTCACAGCTGTACAGATCACTAACCTGATCGAATACGCAGGTGGTTCATCTGATGACTTCGTAGCTATCGAGTCAGAAACACCAGCAGCTTCACCAGTGGCATCGGACTCTGTAACATCCGGTGACCTCTTCTAGTCACTCAAGAACACTCGGAGTACTCAGGCATCACGCTTGGGTACTCCGTAGCTTCTTGGGTTACCGACAAGACCCACACTGTATTCCTAGCGAGAGTTGTCGCTAGTCCCTAATGGGGGAAGCCCCCGGGAATACCCCTATATGTATAGTATCTAAGAGAGGTAGTTGTATGTATGTATATTATAGAGCTATGGCTCTCACAGAGTTCCAGAAGACCTTCATGGAAGAGGTAGACTACACTGGTTCTCAAGGTAGTACCTACTGGGCTGATAGTGCATCAGTAGCTAGTCGCTATATGAATCCTAACAGAGTACTTGTAGAACTAACACTAGATAGACCTATCAACCCTGTCTATAGGGGAGTAGCTATTGGTGTTGATCTCCAAGGGTACTCTAACAATCATATAGAGTACTGTATGCCTAAGGTGTACTTTCAATCCAATGTTCTCCCTAACCTACTAGAGGTCACTTATCATGCCTAAGCCATTACAGGTAGCAACAACCATCCAGTCACAGATAAAGTCTGGTAGAGACAGTAAGGGTACGTCTGGTGCACACATGATGATGTGTTGGGCCTATGATCATGCATCAGTAGTGGAGGGTTACAACGACTACTGGGGTGGTCTAGAGTTCCATGTCTCTGGTTTCAAACACAAGGGTACCGTAGAGGTCATGCTACATTACAATGACACATACACTGTAACCTTCTTAGATCAGCAAAGTAATGAAGTATACTCAGTGGACTACATCCATTTCCCTGAGTTAGCTGAAACTATAGATAACTTCGTAGAGACTGGAGAGGTACTAGAAGATGCCTAATGTATACACATTTACAGAGGATGAGGAATAGATGAATAGTTTAACAGATAAAGAAATACTAGATTTTGTAAGAGAGAATCTAACACTAGATAAAGATAGGAACGGTCACTACATACTAAAAGAAGTTAGCTGCGATGTTGAAGGCCATGTCTATGGTGATGTTGATGGCCATGTCTGTGGCAGTGTTTATGGCAATGTTCGTGGTAACGTTGAAGGTAATGTTAAAGGCTATGTTGCTGGTGATGTTCAAAGCTATGTTGGTGGGAATGTTGATGGTGATGTTAAAGGAAGTGTTTTTGGAGATGTCCTAGGCTATGTTGATGGTGATGTAGGTGGTGCTGTTAAAGGTGCTGTGTGCGGTGATGTTGAAGGTGATGTCTATGGCTATGTTGCTGGTGATGTTAAAGGAAGCGTTTTTGGAGATGTTAGAGGTAATGTTGAAGGCAATGTTAAAGGCTATGTAGGTTGTGATGTTGAAAGCTATGTTGGTGGAGATGTAGATGGTGATGTTAAAGGCAGTGTTTATGGCAATGTTCGTGGCACTGTTTATGGCAATGTTCGTGGTGCTGTTAAAGGCGATGTTTGCGGTGATGTTGTAGGTGATGTCTATGGCTATGTTGATGGTGATGTTAAAGGTGACGTTAAAGGCAGTGTCTGGGGCAGTATAGGAAGTCCTATCGCTGGCAATGTTGGTGGAACAATTGCAACAGGACATTGATGATTATGGCCTATAGCAACTACGACTACTCAGACTACACCTGCGATAGATGTGGGCCTATTAAGAACGAGCAAGTGAATACGCTAGAGACTGTTGATCATGTCCCTCATGGAGATCAGTCAGTACCTATGTACTCCTATGAATACAGTTGCAACCTCTGTGGTGGTGAAGTAGAAGAGAATGGCTAGTGGGTGGTATTACTCAGGAGAAGACTGATGGACATACAAGACTTAGAGCAGAAGTATAAAGAGCTGGGCGCAGAGATTGAGCGTTTAAAACAACGGCCAGAGGGTGTTTGGGAGCCTGCCGTGGGCGGCACTTTCTGGATGGTTGATTGGACTGGTGGTGTAAGGAGTCTCAACCCCAATAACAGGGCAGCGGTAAGCCATCATAACGTCTACGAGACTGAAGCCCTAGCACGCAAAGCAAGTGTATTACAGCGCAGGTATAACCTAGTAATCCAAGCGTGTCTTAACTTTGATCCTGATTTTGTGCCTGATTGGGAAAACTTATGCCAATCAAAATATGGAGTTATTTATAGCCATTACTTAAAAAGGTGGGACTCTAATATAGTCGCTACTTCTTTTGTTAATGTCTTAAATGTTGCTCATGTATCAACGCTAGAGATAGCAGAGAAAGTCGCTGAATACTTAAACAGTCAGGATATTAAGTGATGGATGCAGACATATTGTTCTTCAGTGTACTGTTAATTACCTTCTTCTTAATATTAAAATAACTAAGGATTAACCATGAAACTATTAGATAGAAGTGGTGGTAACACCAAACTCAACAAGACCAATAAGAAAGAGATTGATCTACACTTTGCAGGTCTATCAATGCACCCTGATGATGCTATCTGTGCTGGTGCTAAGGCTGCTGGTTGTATGGATGATTGTCTTAAAGAGTCTGGTCTCGGTGGTGTCTACCCCAGTGTCAATCAAGCTCGTCAAGCTAAGACAGACTTCTATCTATCAGATCAAGAAGGCTTCTTGGTACAACTGCGTAGGGAACTAACCAACTACGTTAAGTGGTGTGTAAAGAAAGAACTGCATGGTGTCGTACGCTTAAACGTACTGTCAGACATCCCTTGGGAAACCCATAACATCCCACAGGACTTCCCCGAGCTTAGCTTCTATGACTATTCTAAGGTCGCTAAGAGGTTCCACAAGGGTATGCCTAGTAACTATCGGTTGATGTTCAGCTACAGTGGTAAACCTAGCTATAAGAAACAAGTACTAAGTTTCCTAGACTCAGGTAGTGACTCCGCTGTTGCTGTTGTATTCAACCGTAGGCCATTCCCAGCTACATTCTTAGGTCGTAATGTTATAGACGGAGATGCCAGTGATTGGGTCAATGTCAACACCAAGGGTGTAGTTGTAGGTCTGACAGCTAAGGGGCCAGCTAAACATAACGATAACGGGTTCGTTGTTGATGTATCATCAATCCCTGTAATCGCTGTTGGAGGTATGTAATGAACGGTAAGGGTGACAAAGCAAGACCTTTCAATGTGTCCCGTGAGACATACGAAGATAGGTACGATGCTATCTTTGGTAAGAAGAAGGAAACTGTTGTAGTACAGGATGATCTCTATGAGAACTCTCCATTCCATAAGTGGATGCAAGAGTGCCCAGTAGAGTATACAGAAGACTACACAGACAACCATGGTACCCGTGCAGGGTACACCTTTTGGATAGAAGAAGTTTAACCTTAATGTAATTATTGGAGTAGTATATGTTTAAAGTAAACAGAGTGTTCTCATTCCGTGTATCCAAGAAGTCCAACGGTCGTATCCGATTCACTGCCCTAGGCTTCTCAGGTTTCATTGCTTTACGTAAGAAGAAGTCTCGTGGTTACGGACTGCAACGTCAGTCTACATTCACTCAGCTACACCTTGGACGCACCTCTATCGCTCTTGAGCACAACCGTCCAGCTAAACAAGTGTGGAACTTCGCAGGATAAAGCAACTAAAAACAATTTTGATGGAGCAATAAATCGTGAGTATTGGAAACTGGAGAGACCACGTTATAGTAAACTGCAAAGTATGTTTAAAACCTATGGGTTGGCATATACCGTCAACCACTGCCGTTTGTGTTGATTGCGAGATCCTTGCACTAAAAAGCGTAGATAACGAGGGCCTGATCAATGAGAGTCTTCGTGTATTATAACTTGCGTAAGAAGTGTTTCAGCGTGAAGGCATTAGAGGGTACTAACAAAGGGCGTGTGGTCAAACATGCGTCCTCTGTTATCCTCACTAATGTAACCTTCAAGGTATCAGAAGCAGGTAGACAAAGGGTTCTCAGAGACAAGCAGAAGAATGTACATGCAGGTGCCCAAGGCACACTATGCTCAACTGACATTCCATTTGCTTGGGTCACATCAAGACCTCGATCAGCCACTTACAATCCTTATAGTAACAAGACCTTTGTTGATGTTGACAGTAGACAACCTGTTGTAAGTTCTGACATGGTTGAATTAACTAATCGTAAAGTTCTTTATAAGGGTTAACATGGTAATCATATCTACAATTATGTACTTCGCTATATCAATTGCATTAGTTAATGCGTTACTAGAATCAATGTCAGAAGGATAAGGTTATGGATAGTTTAGATGATAGAGTTATAGATCGTATGATAGAGATAGGGAACATCTCGGATCTCCGTGAGGACAGGATGGATACAAATGATGAGTACTATGCCAGTATGTTAATGGTAATGGTAAGGGATGCAGAAGCCTATGTGACAACCTTCATAGACGAAGAAGACCATGCAGACATGCAACTAAGCATGGATGAACTATTTGGAGGTGCTTAATGAAATACTTAAAGCTATCAATCAAGTACATCATACTAGTGCCAATAGCATTTGGTGTAGATGTAATAATGACAGCAGTAAAGGGTATAAGTGTCTTCCTAGAGCTGACAGAGAAGTACAGCTCAAAGTTATTTGATAAAGCACTAGCGTGGTGTAACGATGTCAACTGATCTAATGTACGACATAGAAGCTAGACTCGATCAGTTGTACTTGGATGCAAACAGAGAAGCCAGACAAATGGCTAGCCAGTACAATGAGTCACTGGCAGCCAACCTTCTGGATGCTTACATAACAGCTGGTAATGAGATAGCAGCAGAGATACTGAAGATAGAACCTAATGCAGATGTTGCAACAGTGTTCAACTCAGTAAAAACTAACCTCAAGTTAGAAATTGATGAAGGAATACGTTATAGTGTTTAGCTTTCTCTTTGTATTATGTTTAATATTCTTCTGCTTCTTCGTTGGAACAGGTAAAGATTGGGCCATCTTAGGGTGGGCACTTACAGGTCTAGCTTTAGTATCAGGTGCACTCTTGAGTAGCTTGTAGGCTACATTACCCGTACCTAATTAGAATCATAGGGGTACACTCAGCTCACGCTGGGTGTGCCTCAGGTTTTTTAAGTAACCGACATAGCTCACAGTCGTTCCGTTGGCCCCTTTTTACGTAACCGACAACACGCAACAGGCATCTCGTGGGCAATCTCGCTAGTCCCTATAGGACATCTTTAGTTGAGCCACACTTCGTGTGTCTCTTTATAAGAATAAGCAACATAGGAGGTAACATGACAATCAAAAAGATTAAACAACATCCAAACAGTTTAGCTAACCTAGCACCAAGGTTCACACCAGAGAATGCTAAAGAAGCACAGCTAGCATCAGCAGCTTCCCGTAAGCTTAACAGGGAGGCACGAGAGAGGCTCTCATTGACAGCAGCAGAGCTTAAGATGGACGCTGACCAGTTAATGGCAGTTAACAACCTGACAGCTCTGGATGTAATGCGGTTATCTATGGTTAAAGCAATAGCTAATGGAGATACTGATCAAGCAGTTGACATTGCTAAAGCACTCGCAGAGTTTGAGACACCCAAGTTAGGCAGGATTGAACAAACAAACATTGAGGTTAAAGCAGAAGATATGTCTGATGCAGAACTCGATGCTAAACTTAAACTACTGATAGGTGGTAAATCATAATGTTATTCAAAGTATACGGTAAGAAAGACTGTGGTTACTGTACGTTAGCTATAGAGCTTCTTGAGACATTAAACAAAGATTACATATACATGGTATTAGATGAGGACTTCCCTCTCTCAGACTTCAAGAGTATCTTCCCCGATGCTACAACAGTGCCTCAGATAATCACAGTGAGCAACACCGAGGTCACCAAGATAGGTGGCTATGAACAACTCAGAGAACTACTAGTAGGGCCAACAGTATGAGTATCAATGATGCAACACCACTAGATTGGGATAGACTACGAACTGCATACCCGCCATTAGAAGTAGAAACGGTATCGGGAGATGCCTTGGTCTTAAAGCAAGAAGATGAACAGAGAAAGAAACTAAAAGAGAAGTGGTCACGTTGGTGTGTAAGTAGTGAGGAGATTAATGATATGATGCCAGACACACCCATTAAGAAGAAAGAGGACGTTGTTAACAGCCCGTCACACTACAATACAGGTGGTGTGGAGGCAATCCAAGCTATTGAAGCTAGTATGTCTAAGGAAGCCTTCCAAGGGTACCTCAAGGGTAACTGCATGAAATACATTTGGAGGATGTCCTATAAAGGAAAAGCTAAAGAGGACACCCTGAAGGCCCAGTGGTACCTAAACAGACTGCTCGAGACACTCTGATGGATAAATCAAGCCACGAGTACAAGTCTCAGTACGACAGGGACTTCAGAAGAAAGAGATGGGGGATGATCTTTGAGTACTTTGGTGGTAAGAAATGTCAAGATTGTGGTGTTGCATCTGAGCATCCAATCTATGACCTCCACCACAGAGATCCCTCAGCTAAAGACTTCTCTATTGGTGCACTGATACGTAGAAAATGGGCAGTATTAGAGCCTGAGATAGCTAAATGTGACCTGTTATGCTCTAACTGTCACAGAATTAGGCATGATATTGAGAGAAAACAACAAAGAGAGGTATCAAATGGAAGTAATTAAGGGTGATTTCGGTAAGACTACTGAAACAGAACCAAAGAAACTGCTTGACTTACTACATGAAGCACTAGCAAGTGCCGGAGTTGATGAAGATACAGTAGGCAGGTTCATCTTAATAGCAGAAGTTGAAGGTGATGATGATGACTTCAAGATAATGACTGCTTATGACACCATGGAAACCAATTACATCATGGATGTAAGCAAACTCACCTTCTTAGGATACTAGCACCCCTTACATTACCCGTACCTAATTAAACTAAGCCTAACCCAATACCGGGTGGCACTCAAGGAATTAACATGAAACTAGTATTTGATATAGAAAGTAACGGTTTACTGGAAGAGATCTCTACCATTTGGTGTATCGTATGCCAGAATGTGGACACTAAAGAGATCATTTCCTTCTCAGATCACGATGATACACTACAAAGCACCCAAGCTGGCCTTGATTATCTTCAAGCAGCTGATGTTCTCATAGGTCACAACATAATTGGCTATGATATACCTGCAATAAAGATAGTTACAGGCATTGACTTACTAGATAAGAAGTGCTACGACACACTGATAATGTCCCAGATGCTACGTTATAAACGTAATCACAGGCATGGATTGAAGGGTTGGGGTGAGAAACTAGGTGATAGTAAACTAGATTACAGCGATTGGACTAGGTATACACCAGAGATGTTGACCTACTGCATACAAGATGTAGAGTTAAACACTCAGGTATATGAAGAGCTAGTGAAAGAATTTAAACAGTTTCATGCAAAGTTCCCATTGATTGCTAAGGGTCTTGAGGTAGAACACGATGTGTTCAAGTTCAACACCATGGTTAGAGAACAGGGTTGGAACTTCGATGCCAAGAAGGGTAAGGCAAGCTTAGCACTTATGAATGCTAGGGCTAAAGAGATACAAGATGCTATCGAGCCACACCTTGGTACACACACAGTGTACATTGATAAGGTACCTAAAACTGCTAAGTACAAGAAGAGCGGAGAGTACACAGCAGTGACTGTACGTCTACTGTCTGACTACTATGGAAGAGAAGTACTACCTACAGACACACACTTGATGGCTGCTGGTGCACCCTTTCAGCGCAGTAAGGTAGTGCAGACTAAGCTAGGTCAGATAGATCTTGTTAAGGAGTGGTTGTTAGAGAGTAAGGGTTGGAAACCTGATGAGTACACCCGTAAGAAGACTGCCCGTGGTTGGATCAACGTAGCTCCTAAGTTCACAGAGACTTCTCTAAGTAAACTAGGAGAGGTAGGTGCAATGCTAGGCCAGTACTACACACTACGTAACCGTATCAGTGTGATGGAGAGTTGGTTTGAACAGTTAAAGAATGGTCGTATCCACGGTAACATGTGGACTATAGGCACTCCTTCTTTCCGAGCAAGACACGAGGTGATTGTTAACCTGCCGGGTGTCCATGCTGCATGGGGTCGTGAGTTACGTGAGTGCTTTGCTGCTGATGAGGGTGACCTTATTGTAGGTGCAGACTCAAGCGGTAACCAGCTACGTGGTCTATGCCACTACGTAGGTAACGCAGAGTTCACTAAGGAAGTTATCTTTGGTGATCAACACCAACGTAATGCTGATGCACTAGGGTGTTCACGCTCAGTAGCTAAGTCATTCCTGTATGCCTACTTGTTTGGTGCAGGAGACTCTAAGCTAGGTCAAGTGTTGACTGGTAAGAGCAACCCCAAGGTCGGTAAGGAAGCCCGTGCTAACTTTGCTAGTGCTATCCAAGGTCTGGATCAGATCAAGAAGCAAGTAGAGGGTGAGTGGAACCGTAAGCAGAACACTCAAGGTAACGGCTGGGTTCATGGGTTAGATGGTAGGCCTGTGTTCATTGGCTCTGAGCATCAGTGCCTCAACTACTTACTGCAATCAGCAGAAGGTATCACTTGTAAGGCAGCTGTGTCATACCAAATGCAGAAGATCAAGGAAGAAGGACTACGTGCTAAGCCTCGTATCTTCTACCACGATGAAGCTGCTTGGTCTGTACACCCTGATGATGCTGATCGTGTTGGTCAGATACTAAAGGATAGTTTCAAAGAAGCACCTAAATGGTTTGGTGTAGAGTGTATGGATGGTGGCGATGCCATGATCGGTACTTCCTATGCAGATGTTCACTAGAGGACTAGACAATGGACAAGACAATACAAGTACTGATTGATGCTGATTCAATCTACTTTAGGATAGCGATGGCTACCCAGAAAGAAAAGGATATGCGAGTAAACATACGTAAAACCCTCATGGATATAGAAGATAAGTGCTCAGTCATTGAACCAGTGGACATGAGGATAGCCGTTAAGGGCAAGGGGAACTTCCGTACTGCCATTGCTGATGACTATAAGGGTAACCGTAAGCGTGAGTTAGAACCCGGTGAGAAGAAAGCTCTGGCCTATGGGCATCAACACTTGATTGACAAGTACGGTGCAGTGATGGCCCATGACATGGAGGCTGATGATCTAGTCTCCATCTGGGCATGGGAGTGTATTCAGAATGAACAACCCTACGTCATTGTGCACATCGACAAAGACCTCAATATGATACCCGGTAATCACTACAACTTCGTAAAGAAAGAAGAGTACTACGTTGACTTTGAGAGAGGTCACTATAACTTTATGATGCAAATGTTAATTGGTGATGCAACAGATAACATCCCCGGTGTCAGGGGTATAGGCCCAAAGAAAGCTGAGAAGCTACTGCTCAACTGTCCCTTTGATAGACGTTGGCAAACTGTTAGTAACTGCTGGGCAGATAAGAAACAAATGCTTATCTCCGCTAGGCTACTATGGATGGCTACTACCTTTGATGAAGCTGAGGGTGGTAACGAACTACTGCTTGAGTACATAGATGCTAAGTCAGTAGAAGAGTTCTGGGCGCAAGACCCCATACCACTGGAGGAAGAACATGAAGAACACACACAAGGTGAAACCCCTGAGTGCGAACAAGATGTTTGCGAAGAAGGGGAGGACAACCTTCAAGACAGCGGACTACAAGAGGTATCAGGAGGAGATCCGGGACGAGATGATGGCAGCAGTGTGGCCCTTCGGGACGAATCAAGTTGAGTTCACCATCGAGGGAGGCATGTCTAACAGGGGTGCCGACCTTGACAATATAATAAAGCCTCTCTTAGATACCTACCAAGGTATCTTTGAGGAGTTCAATGACAACAAGGTGTACCATATAGAACTCACTAAAAAGATCGTTAAGAAAGGTGAGGAGTACATCAGCGTACATATCAAAGAACTAGAGAGTGTTACATGAAAAGAATAAAGCTTAAGGGTGAAAACAATGAAACTAACAGATAAAGAAATCCTAGACTTTGTAAAAGAAAACATAACAATAGTTAAAGACATGACCGGTCATATCGTAATAAAAGAAGTGCTCTGCTCAATTATTGGCGATGTTGGTGGCCATGTCTATGGCAATGTTGGTGGCAATGTTTATGGCGATGTTGATGGCGATGTTTGTGGCCATGTTGGTGGCGATGTTGCTGGCGATGTTTGTGGCCATGTTGGTGGCGATGTTGCTGGCGATGTTTGTGGCCATGTTGGTGGCGATGTTGCTGGCGATGTTTGCGGTGATGTTGAAGGTGATGTCTATGGCAATGTTTATGGCAGCGCTAAAGTCTCTTGAAGTTGGAGTGGTAAATTATGAGCGTTATATTAAGCAGTAAAATGAAGACACCTGATGGAACAATACTAGAATCAAAGCATCGTCACGACTATGTTACGCATACAGACGCTAACGGCAAAGAGTATATGCTAGATGGTGGGTGCGACTACGTTAGATGCTCTGCTAACGGTGATGAGAAGCTGCTCACTGTTTATACAGACGATGACCATGAGGTTATCAGAGAGTCAGCAGCGTGGGGTACCTATGGGAAAGATGGGTGCCAGTCATTCAAGTATGTCACCGTAAGTCAGATGTCAACAGAGCATTTGCAAGCTTGCCTAGACACTCAAAAGAAAACCATGCGGCCAGCTATATACAAGGTCATGCAGAATGAGTTGGAGTATCGCAATGAAAGTTAAAATGTATAAACTAATACAAGAGATAGTCGAGTCAGGTGTGGACGCAGGTTATCTTAGGGCGCATAAGCACACTGACACACCTATAGAAGAAACAATTAAACACTGCATCGAACAGTACATAATGAACGGCTTTGATGAACACTTTACATTTGAACACGAGGAATTATGATGCAAAAGAAACTTAAATACTTTGGTCTTGGTATTCTAAATTTAATTATCTCACCGATCTATGTTCCAGCTTTAATTCTCTGGCAAGAGAGAGATGAGATAACAGGCTTTTACTTACAATGCTTCAAAGCAATTACATTTAAGGATATAAAATAATGGATCAGTATCAACAGTTTATACACAAGAGCCGCTACGCACGTTGGATGCCTGAAGCAAAACGTAGAGAGACATGGGCAGAAACAGTTAACCGTTACGTTGGTTTCTGGGAAGGACGGGGGCAAATAGATAAGGAGACAGCGGCTCAAATGTTTGATGCTATCCATGACCTAAAGGTTATGCCATCAATGCGTTGCATGATGACAGCAGGTACTGCCCTAGCTAAAGATAATGTAGCAGGGTTTAACTGTAGTTACTTACACATTGACTCCCCTCGTAGCTTTGATGAGCTGATGTACGTACTCATGTGTGGTACAGGTGTGGGCTTCAGTGTTGAACGTAACTACATTAACAAACTACCAATCGTATCAGAAGAGTTCCACCCTACAGACACTGTGATTGTTGTAGCTGACAGTAAGATTGGTTGGGCCTCAGCATTTCGTGAGCTTATTGCTATGCTCTATGCTGGTAAGATCCCTAAGTGGGATGTGAGTAAAGTACGTGGTGCTGGTGAACGTCTTAAGACATTCGGTGGTCGTGCCTCTGGGCCTGAGCCACTAGTAGATCTCTTCAACTTCTGTGTGCAACTCTTCCAGAAGTCTAAGGGCCGTAAGCTATCAAGCATTGAGTGCCATGATGTATGTTGTAAGATTGCTGACATCGTAGTTGTAGGTGGTGTTCGTAGGTCTGCATTGATCAGCCTCTCTAACCTATCAGATCAACGTATGGCTAAGGCTAAGTCAGGACAGTGGTGGTTGAATGAAGGTCAACGTAGACTCGCTAACAACAGCGTGGCGTACACTGAGAAACCAGACTTTGAAGCCTTCCTTAATGAGATGAAGAACATGTACGAGTCTAAGGCTGGTGAGCGTGGTATCTTCAGTCGTGTTGCAGCCCAGAAGATTGCTGCTCGTAACGGACGGAGAGATGCTACGTATGAGTTCGGAACCAATCCTTGCAGTGAAATAATCTTACGCAGTAACCAGTTCTGCAACCTCTCCGAGGTAGTAGTACGTGCAGAAGATACACTAGATGACCTTAAATCTAAGATAGAGATGGCAGCTATCATCGGTACACTACAGGCTACACTAACTGACTTCCGTTACCTACGTAAGTCTTGGAAGAAGAACACAGAAGAGGAAGCGTTACTTGGTGTGAGCCTTACAGGTATCATGGATCACCCAGTGCTGAATGCAAGGGGTGGTGTTAATGGTGAACTACAAGACTGGCTTGAGACAATGCGAGATGCTGCTGTTAAAGTTAATGAGAAGTGGGCTAAGAAGCTTGGCATTAATCAGGCTGCTGCTATTACAGCTGTCAAGCCAAGTGGTACTGTATCTCAGCTTGTCGATTCTGCTTCTGGCATTCATCCTCGCTTCTCTAAGCATTACATTCGTAGTGTACGTTCAGACAAGAAAGACCCACTGGCAATCTTCATGCAAGAAAAAGGATTCCCAGTAGAGCAAGACGTTCATAGTGAATCTTCACTGGTGTTCAGCTTCCCTGTCAAGGCACCTGAAGCTAGTGTGACTGTCAAGGAGGTGGGTGCAATGGCTCAGCTTGAGCAATGGAAAGCCTATCAGAACTTCTATTGTGAACACAAGCCAAGCATCACCGTCTACTACACTGATGATGAGTTCTTAGAAGTATGCCAATGGATCTGGGACAACTTCGATATGTGCTCAGGGATCTCTCTGCTGCCCGTTAGCGATCATGTATACCAACAGGCACCCTATCAGGATATAACCCCTGAGAAGTACACTGAGTTGCTTGAGGCTATGCCCAAGGGTATTGACTGGGCTGACTTAGGTGACTTTGAAATGGAAGATAACACTACAGGTTCTCAAGAGCTAGCCTGTGTTGGTGGTGCGTGTGAGATCGTCTAGTATGGTTGATGATATGAGGAACATTGTCCACGGCCCCGTAATGAAAGCAATGACTGACGTTGTTGAGGGTAGGCTAGCACTATCCCAAGCCTGTCAGAAGCACAGAGTAACTAAAGAAGAGATACTAGAGTTGATCTCTAGGTTCTTACACGAAGAGTGAACTGGTTTAAACAAGTTGTTGTTTAGGTAGTATCACGCCGGGGATAGAAGTTTTATTAAACTAACGTAGCCCCATAGGTATTCCCTGTGGGGTTACAACATTTAAGGAAAGGATTATGACAACAGTAGTTAACTATACACTTGATGAACTAGAGAACAAGGTGATCTTCTGGGGACACGAGAAGGGTATCCTACCTAACGGTCAGGCTTCCAAGCAGTTCAGTAAGACACTAGAAGAAGTCTCTGAGTTATGCTCAGCTATCGAGGACACTGACCATGATGAGGTGGTGGATGCTATCGGTGATATTGTAGTGACACTTATAATGCAAGCACACATCTGGGGTGTAGACCTTAAGACTTGCTTAGGCTCAGCGTATGAAGTGATCGCTAAGCGTACTGGTAAAATGGTTAACGGTGTGTTCGTTAAAGACTAAGGATTGAGCCACACTTCGTGTGTCTCTTTATAGGATAATGTTATGAAGGATAGTAAAGATATTGTTGAAGAACCTACACCTGTTAAGTCAGATGCTAAAGCTCTAAGGATTGCTAAGAGTGATAAGCGTAGGAAGAAACGGGTATCTAAAGAAGAACTCTATGAGAAGAAATGGAAATAGAAATGACTAGACAATACGAATCGTCTGACCTAACCGCTAAGCACTTACCTTGTGACAAGTGTGGTTCATCTGATGCTAAGTCTGTACGAGCTGATGGCTCTGCATACTGCTTCAGCTGTTGTACTAACTTTAAGAGTACAGAAACTAATTATATTGAGGACATCCAAGAGATGACTTACCAACAAGAAACAATCGAAGACGTAGCAACATACCGATCATATCCACTATCATCGAGGGGTATCAGTAAAGAAGTAGTTGATCACTTCAATGTAAAGATGGCAGTAGACACTGATGGTAGACCTGAAGCCCACTACTACCCGTTCACTAAGAAGGGTATGACAGTGGCCTACAAGGTACGTAAGTTACCCAAAGCCTTCAGTACTATGGGTGACTTCAAAGATGTTGAGTTGTTTGGACAATCAATGGCAGGTTCAGGTAAGACCCTAGTTATTACGGAGGGTGAGCTGGATGCAATGGCTGTAGCCCAAGCTAACTTTGATAAGTATAAGAAGTTCTACAGTGTAGTCTCATTGCCCAATGGTGTTCAGTCAATCCAATCTATCCTTAAGAACCGTGAGTGGGTGCGTCAGTTCCAAACTGTAGTGTTGATGTTTGATATGGATGATCCCGGTCAAGAAGCTGCTGCTCAAGCTGCCCGTATGATTGGCATGGGTAAGGTTCGTATCGCTAAGCTACGAGAGAAAGACCCATGTGATGAGCTGAGAGAACATGGATCTGGTGCTATCCTAGAGGCTATGTGGGGTGCACAACCTTGGTCTCCAGCTGGTATCCTAGCAGGTGAGAAGGTTTGGGAAAGGTTCATGGAGCGCAAGAGTGTAGTCAGTGTACCGTACCCTGAGTGCCTGTCTGGTTTGACAGAGAAGCTTGATGGTATGCGTCACGGTGAGATCACATTGTTCACCAGCGGTACTGGCTCAGGTAAGTCTACTGTGATCAAAGAGATTGTATTAGACTTACTTAAGAACACTGATGATAAGATTGGCTTGATCTCTTTAGAGGAATCTGTTGGAGAGACTGCTGAGAAGTTCATTGGTATGTCATTGGAGCGACCACTAACTGGTACAACCCCATTGACAGAGGGGGAGATGAGACAAGGGTTTGATGCAGTGTTCAAAGATGAACGTCTTGTACTACTAGATCACCAAGGCTCTGTATCGGATGCCTCTCTTGTAGATAAGATTGAGTACATGGCATTGATGGGTTGTAAGTACCTTGTGCTAGACCACATCACCATTGCTGTGTCAGAAGGGACTGATGGTCTGTCTGGCAATGAGGCTATTGACAAGTTGATGTCTGACTTACTCAAGCTAGTTAAACAACACAACGTGTGGTTAGGTTTGATCAGCCACCTCCGTAAGTCTCAGGGTAAGTCCTTCGAGGAGGGATTGCTACCATCAATTGATGACATCAAAGGCTCTGGTAGTATCAAGCAGATTAGCTTTGACATCATTGCATTCGCTAGAAACCTAGTGGCTGAAGAGGACTACGAACGTAACACAATTAAACTCAGGGTACTTAAGTCACGCTTCACAGGTAACACTGGTGATGCAGGTACCGCAGTCTACGACCCCAAGACAACTCGCTTATCAGCAGGAGTAGCGGGGTTCGACATCATGTAAACTATAGGTATTGTAATGGATTGGTTAGATAATATAGAGTTATACCTAAGATTAAAACTTACTGGAAACCAGAGCAGGGCTTCTCATGGAGTCAAGCTGTTGAATAAATACCCGGAGTCTCATAAGAGGCTCCAAGAGTTTATACTTGTAGCACACACAGCAATCACTACCCAAGTTAAAAGTGTTTCTAATGTTGTGCAATGTAAACTAACAGTAACAAGTATTGCTATAGGTAAACGAATCCTGACCTCCCTGACTAACTCAAGGAGGCATGATTGGAAAGATCAAGTGCGCCTTGGTGATCTATTCATTGAGGCTTACTACCGACTGGGTTACGTAGATGTAATTAAGCCAGTGTTCAAATCAATTAAACCTGCCGAGGTAATACTACTCGACACCTTCCCAACAGAACTACCAGCAGCTGTAGCTAAGATGACCTTGCATGGTGTGTGGAGTGAACGCCCTAGAGATATTAACAGGGCTGAGCAGATCATACAGTTCAAGAGGGATAGCCATAAGTTTGTTAAGGGTATTGTTAAAAGGTGGGATGAGGTACTCGATGGCCCCTTCAAAGAACTACTGGGGACTGAGGCGCTTAAGGCAGTTAACAAACTACAACAAGTGCCTTGGGTAATTAATAAGGATATCTTAAAGGTTGTTAGTGAAAACCCTTACTTGTTCTACAAGGAGAATGATAAGTCCCCTGAGAACATGTCGAAGAAGATTGACTATGCGTACACAATAGCTAAAGCAACAGCACTGTCAGAGGTTGATCAGTTCTACTATGCACTGGACATTGACTACCGTGGACGAGTCTACTACGCGGAAAGCTACATGAACTTCCAAGGGTCAGACCTCGCCAGAAGCCTCCTAAGCTTCTCTAAGGCACAGTTGGTTACACCCAGTGGGTTACGTTGGCTGAAGATACATTGTGCCTCCTCGTACAACGAGAGCTATCCTAAGGGATCTATACCCTCATGGTGCACTTCTAACTACAAGGATCACCTAGATTCTGAGGGATTAGATGACATCTCAGTAGACAAGATGACATTGAGAGATAGGGAGTTGTGGGTTGAGAACAACTATGCCAAGGTGTACATGACAGCAATGAAGAAAACTTTGAATGACTGTGAGAAACCAGTAGCGTTTCTAGCAGTGTGTATAGAACTACTAAAGTATAAGGAAAGCAATGGTCATTATTATTCTAATCTGCCTGTACCAGTGGATGGTAGCAACAATGGATGGCAACACCTAGGTGCTATCTCTAAGGATGTGCAGACAGCAGGTCTTGTTGGCCTAGTACCAGTAGAGATACAGAATGATTTCTATGTACAGACAGCTAAGATGTTGATATCTATAACAAAAGATGAGACTCGTAGGAACATACTAGAGAGTATGCCTATGAAGAAGATCAGGAAAGGCATCAGTAAGAGAGGCAGTATGACAAGGGCTTACTCCGCTGGTGCACAGAAGATCGCTGAGAACATGTTCCAAGACTGTAGTAAGTATAATTACTGTGATAGGTATGGGATAACAGAGGAGGTTTGTAAGGGTCTTGCAAGGGATCTAGTTAAGGCTATCCAACTGGTATGCCCCGGCCCCCTTCAGACTATGAAGTTCTTACAGCAACTTGCTAATGATAGATTGGAACAAGGCTATGGCTACATCACATGGACATCCCCTTCAGGGTTCCCTGTAATCTACACCTGCAATCATCAACGCTCAGAGAAACAAAGAGGTACCATCAGTGGGATTGGGCAAATCAATCACGTAGCTAAGGTAGACACTGGTGTGTCTGACCGTAGAGGTTTCATGTGTGGGATCTCTCCCAACTTCATTCACTCACAAGATGCAGCTCACATGAGCTTAGTTATACACCAGTTCGATGGTGACTTCGGAGCTGTCCATGATAGCTTCAGCACTCACGCATCAGATGTAGAAGAACTACTTACAATAACCAAGAGTGTCTTCATAGGTATGTACAATGAGGATAACTATTTCAATAACATTCAAGCTAGAATAGAAGCCACGGCTAACCAGCCAGAGCTAGGTAGCTTGAACATAGAAGATGTAGAGAAGTCAGATTACTTCTTTGCATAAGGAGAATTACATGAGTAAGAATACAAACTTTAACGTACTGGCATTACAAGGTGCAGACATTGATGACATGGAATACATTGAGCAGTTCAAACTAAACCCTGATCTGGCCTACACCCCCGGTATTAACGATGCAATGCTTGACTCAGTTCGTCAGGAGAACCTAGAGTTCTTTAGGTCAGAGGGTATGCCAGAGAAGGAAGCCTTGAGTAAAGCTAATGAGTACCACAGTACAGCCAAGGCAAGTATCAAACAACTACTAAAGCGTAAAGTCCACTAAGGGAAACACTATGAGTACTGTTAAGTTAATAGCATTGTCTACACCATCAGCTACCACAGACTGTAACACTGCAAGCGACCTTGTTGCATACACAGCCCGTGTGAGTAACCCAGCTAATCAGAACAACTTGAGTACCGCACCTAAGTTAATCCAGTACTTAGTCAGAGAGAACCACTGGTCTCCCTTTGAGATGGTACATATAACAATGGAGATCAACACCACTAGAGATATTGGTAGGCAGATACTACGACATAGATCCTTTGCATTCCAAGAGTTCAGCCAGCGGTATGCTGTGAGTGAGACCTTTGAAAAGCGTGATGGTAGACTACAGGATACAGTCAACAGGCAGAACTCAATTGAATCAGATGACAAGATGTTGTCTGAGTCTTGGAACATGATGCAAGCTGAGGTTATCCTTAAGGCTAAGGAGGCTTATAAGTGGGCATTGGATAGGGGGATTGCCAAGGAACAGGCGAGGGCAGTACTACCGGAAGGTAATACCCAGACCACCATGTATATGGCAGGGTCATTGAGATCTTGGATACACTACTGTGAACTACGTATGGCTAACGGTACTCAGAAGGAGCACATGGATGTAGCTAAGCAGTGTTGGAGTATCATAGGGGGTCACTTCCCTGATGTTGTTAAGGCTTTAGAGAAATAAAATAAGGGGAACCTAGGGCATTGCGCCTTGGGTTCCCCTATTTTTATGTATCAGATGTGATATATAAACCCCGTATTAGTGTGGTTTGATATCATTAGTGAGCGAAGTATTGGTACACCTCACCCTTGTACTTCTTTATAAAACTTCGTATCCTATCTTGACCCTTCTTAGCATCTCTCTTGATCTTGCCAAGCAACTGCCTTGTATCTAAGTACTGTTCCAACAGCTTGTTAAAGTGCTGAACCTGTTTAGGTGTTGCTGTCTTTGATCCGAATGTAAAGCCAACATCAGTAGCCATCTTCTTCTTTATAACCATAGCCATCTCTGCGGCTTTCTGGTTGATGTCTTCAATCTTACTACCGCTGCCGGGGTCTGTAGCTTCTGCTAACATGTAAGCAAGGTTCTGTGGGAAGTCAAAGGCCTCCTGAGTTCTCTTAGTTTCCGTCAAGTATCCCATCATCTGGAACTCTTCATTAACTTCAAGAGACACCTGTGCATTCGGTGCCATCTTAGAAAGCTTATCCTTAAGGGCAACCTCTGCTCTCTGTCTTGCACCTTCATACTCCCCGAACACATCCCAATCCATAGTAGCTTTCATCCAGTTCCTATTAGTTTCCCTAACAATAACATCGAAACCATTAGCATCCATCTTAAACGCATCGTAGATTGGAAAGGCGTATGGGTTACCATTGCTAGAATTATTTAGACTAGCCATGGAGAAGCCAGTGTAAGTGATAGCAACAACAGCAGCGTCTGTTGACTGTGGTGGTGTCACTACAGATGTGTTAGCTGCTTGCATACCTGTCCTGTTCTCAGGGCCAGATGGCCCCTCCACTACTTGAGTAGAGGCAGCAGTCCTACGTTCTGGACTGTAAGATTGTGCCTTAACTTGCCTACGCACACCCTCCTTGTTGGTCATCGAGTAAGGTATAGGTTCATTAGGTCTTGTGACAAAGCCACCCATCTCTAAGTCCATTCCAGCTGGGCCTACTATTGTTAATGGTAAGTCCGACAGTGCACTTAAGTACGCCACTGCTTTCATAGCAGCTCTGGCACGAATAGAATCCTCAGACACTACCTGTTTCAAACCAGAAACATAAGGCTCTAGTAACACAGTACCTATCTTACTAGGATCAGATTCCTGCCTCATCAAAGCTTCATACGCATCCTTAAAACCAACAAGGTTCCTCTCCTTAAGTGCAGCAGCCCTCTTAGTTGCATCTTCAATTGCTTCTGCATCTAGCGCCTCTTGATATATCATCCCTGCAAACTCATTAATAGTACCCTTGATACTTTGCAGTGCACGACCATAACCAAAAGTCATTGTAGTATACTTGTTAAGATCCTTCTCAGAGAATAACCTACTTGCCACTGCTGTAAGGGATGCTGGTGCCTCCGAATACACATCATAGTCTAAGCCTACAGTGTTTATATTACCTAGCAAAGTCTCCCTAAGCTTGTCACGTATGTCCCCAACATCTAACAGGTTCTTGTTACCAACTCTTAGAACACCTGTGAGGAATGCCAATGCAAAATCACCAAGCATCATACCCATAGCTGCTAGTCCGTTAGTCTTACCATCAATGTAAGCATTGAACTGTGTTACGTGAGGCTTCTTACCTACCAAAGTCTGTTGGTAGTACTTAGCGAAGTCCATGAGACCATCCATGTACAGCAAACCATCATCACCTGCCTTATCTATAGCACTAAGAAGCTCTGCATCCCTATCAGGATCAAGGGCAAGCTCGTTGAACTGTGGGAACGCTGGGTCTCTAAGGCCCGTCTTATCCTGAACAGCTTGATGTATTGAATCAGACTGTGCATTAGACATAGTAGCATCGAGAACTTCCTGTAATCTCTGACCCCACTTCCGCAACTGAGGAGTTGCTAAAGCCAATGCCTTATCACGTTCAACTGGCAACATCATATCAGCATCGTTTACTAGGTGCATTGCATACATCTGCCTTAAGTTAACTTCCTGTCGAGAGTTAGGCTTTACAGTAACATAAGCAGGGTTAGCCAATGCAAACCTGACTAGCTTAGAACTTGTAGGATCTAATCCAGTCTGCTCTACAAAGATTCTACCAGTGCCTTGCATAGCCCATGTCAAATAGTTAACACCCTTCCTATCTTTAGCAAGAGCTTGATAGTACTGTGCAATACTGTTGCGAAGCTCACCCATTGCTTGATCTGCACTGTAAGGCTTATCTACTGTAGCTGCCGCCTCCTTAGCTCTGAATGCAGCCATCTTCTTTGGGCCAAACCCTAGGATGTTAGCGTACACTACTTGCTGTGGAGTAAGCTCCTGCCCCGGAGTCTGAGCTGCTGCAAGTGTTGGTAGTATAATACTTGTTATCAACTTAAGCCTTGCAGGTACAACAGCGTGTGGGATCTGGCTTAGGTTGAACATAGCCTCCTTGATTGTTCTATCACCTCTTATATTCTTAACAGCCTTTATGAAGAACCTAGATATAGGTGACTTACCCTGTCCCTTTGGCAGTGGTGGTGTCTTGTAGGGTTCCACTGGGGGTCTGAAGAAGATGCTCTTCCTGAGCTTCTTACCAGCCGCTAGTTGGGTGATACCCAGAGGTGTCAGGTGGAACTGAACCTCACCTGTCTTACCTGTAGGTGACACTCGTCTCATTAACTCGGCACCCGGAGCACCTTTGTTGACGTTGTAGTACATCTCTAAGAACGCATCACCAAGCACAGTTGCTTGTTCATCAGAGATATCTGTAACACTCTCTGGCCCACCCGTAAGTAGCTTCCACTCCCTGTTGATGTTCCTCCCAAGCTCCTTGTTCATAGAGCTTTTAACAAAGGGTTTCTCAAGAGCACCCATCTGTGTTTGCTCTCCAGTGTCAGAGAACATACGTGTCGCTGCATTCTCCACAGTGTCAACACCTTCCATCTTATTCAACATGGTATCTTCAGCAACAGCTGTTGCTACTGCAATGTAGTCAGGGTTATAACCTGTACCCCACTCAGGAATGCTTGCGTCAAATGCCTTGTGGTCATTAGCAATCACATCTGTAAGAACACTGAACCCCTTGTCGCCTTGGACACGGTTGCCCTCCATTGTCTGCTTTTCCATACCAAACTTATAACCACCATCACGAACAGCGTTGACAACAGCTCTGCCCCTAATTCTAAACCCTTGATCAGGCTGCTCCTCTCCTTCAGTAGCTTGGGTGGTGTCCCATGGGCCGCTTTCTTGAAAGAGTCGATTAGAGATATCACCGTACAGTCTGTCCTGCCTACCCACTTCTTCTTTATTTAATAGTATCTTTTGCTCTTCATCTAGTTGACCTAAGAGACCAGCTTCTATTGCTTGTTGATCAGCCACAGGGTCTGAAACAGGTGCACCCTCAATTGCTTGAGGGGCATCTGCTGTTACTTCTAAGGTGCTTGCGGGGGTACCCACTGGCATCATTTGATCTTTCTCTTCAACGGGTGTGTCAAACAAACCCATTTGACTGCCTTCAATAAGTCCATCTAGACTTTGACCCCTTGTTGAAACACCCCCAGAGGAAACTGTTGAACTTGTTATGTTTACTTTAGCCATTCTTTTCTCCTATATCTCCCAGTCATTCTTATTCTTACCAGTTATAGCATCCCTAACTTTGTGTCGGAGTGCAGTGAATGGCCCTATTGGTGTGGCCTTAAGTAGTTTGTTAACGCCCATATCTGTATCTTGTTGTATGAGGTCAGCAACACCACCTGCCATACTTGTTATAGAGCTTAGTACAGGCGCTTGACCTACAACTTCACCTGCTGCCCATTCACCTACGTTGTCAGTTCTACTCTGGTAGATTGGGAAGACTGTGTTGATCACCCTCTCACCTGTG